CCTCTTCTTTTGTGTGTACATAATTATGGTCTTTTCGTACCCAGGGGGGTTTTGATGTCTGCTGGTCGTCCGTCTAAATCTGCGAAAGAGAAGCGTTTGCAGGGTGTCCGTTCGGAACGGATAAACAATAGAGAGCCGATTCCCGATTTGGGTGATGTGGTTCCTCCAGCAGATTTGTCTGATGAGGCCCGCACTGTTTGGGATTCGTTGGCTCCGGATTTGGTGCGTAAGGATGTGTTGACTCCGTGGGATGTTGACGCGTTTGTTGTGCTTTGTAACGCGATCGTGTTGGGTCGTAGGGCTCAGCGGATGATTGATAAGGATGGGCCGATTGTTGAGGCTCCGGTGTTCAATCGTAACGGTGAGATCACTGGTGAGCGGGTCCAGCGGTCCGAGTGGCTGATGGTGTTGAAGGACGCTAACACAGATTTTGCAAGGTTTGGCGCAAGGTTCGGTTTGACGCCTGCGGATAGGGCCGGTTTGAAGGTGGGGGATGGCAAACAGCAAGATCCCGCAATCAGATTACTTTCTTCCTGATCACGAGAAACGGTGGCGACCGAAAACTCGTTTAGGTCGTACATGTATGTACACGTTCGACGGGGTCACTTGTCGTCGCCGGTCGAATCATTACTGTCAGCCACGGGCCGATAAGGTTGTAGCGTTTTTCGGTGAGTTACTGGTCCACACGAAAGGCCGATGGGCGCGTAAACCGTTTATTCTGTCTCCGTGGCAGGAACACGAAATAATTCGTCCGGCGTTCGGCGAGGTTATTTGGTCTACCGAAATCGGCGACTATGTTCGCCGATACAACGTTTTAGCGATTATCGTCGGACGCAAAAACGGTAAATCGGAGCTTGCTGCCGGCATCAACCTGTTCTTGATGGAGGGTGATGATGAGGCCGCCGCCGAGATTTATTCTGCCGCTAAAGACACTAAACAGGCCGGTAAGGTTTGGGAACCGGCCAAACGTATGGTCGAACTGTCGCCGGCGTTGCGGTCCCGTCTGAAAATCAATAAGGCCGCCCGACGTATCTACGACGAACAAACCGGTTCGTATTACGAGATTATTACGTCTGACGCTGAGGGCGAGCTCGGACATAACCCTCACGGTTTCAATTTGGACGAAGTGTTATCGCAGGCGGACGGGTCGTTGTGGGACGCTATGCGTACCGCTACAGGTACCCGCACTCAGCCGCTGATGGTGTTGACATCTACCGAAACGAACGATCCAGAGTCGTTTGGTGCCGACATGATCGACGAGCTCGAACGGATTCAGGAAGATCCGAAACGTTCGCCGCATACGTTGGCGTTTGTGCGGAAGATGCCGGTCGATGCGGACCCGTGGGACGAAGCTAACTGGTTTTGGCCTAATCCTGCTTTGGGTTCGTTTTTGTCGTTAGACGCGTTACGTCAGGACGCGTTAGACGCCAAAAACGATCCGGCGAAAGAGAACGCTTTCCGTCAGTTTCGTGGTAATCAGCGGGTTTCGCAGAAATCACGGTTTTTGCAGTTGCATGTTTGGGATGCTGCCTCCGTCGAAATGTTTGCTAATCCTACATGGCGTGACGCTGAACTGGCTGGCCGTATGTGTTGGGGCGGCCTCGACCTGTCGGCGAAACTGGACATGACCTCATGGGCGTTGCTGTTCGACAATGATGTGGTTCTGTCGAGGTATTGGGTTACTGAGGCCGCCGCCGCGAAACTTGATAAACGGCTCGGCGGCAAACTAGCTGTTTGGGCCCGTCAAGGTTGGGTGACGATCACCGAGGGTGATGTCATTGATTATGAGCTTATTTACGCGCAGATTGAACAGGACCACGCTGATTATGCGATAGCCGAAGCAGGTTTCGACCGGTGGTCGGGTGAGCCGGTACGTCAAGAGATTCTAAATCGTACCGGTTTGGATATGGTCGAGTTCGACTCGACCGCGGTACATATGACCGAACCATTGAAAGAGTTACAGACACGGCTTATTGACCGTGAGCTTGTCCACGGTGGGAATCCGGTTACTCGTTGGCACGCCGACGATTTAGAGGTACGTCGCCAACGCGATAACCCGGACATGATGCGACCTGTGAAGCCGGAACGTGGCGCGTCTACGAAACGTATCGACGGGATCGTCACGATTTTGTTGGCGATTAAGGCCCGTCAGGTTTGGTCGGTTCAGGAGCCGCAAGGCGAAACTACTTTCCTTTTTGGATAGATCGGTGTGGTGTCATGGCAATGTTTTTGACGGTTACCGGCGCGATAGCTGTAGCAGTGTTTGTCGGGTTTGTTGACTGGCGGGCCGGTGGTGTTGTTGCCGGTTTGGGAATGGTTCTGATCGGCTTGTTCAACGATTTTGGTGGTGAATAAAGGTGCGTCTGATTGATACCCTGAAACGTCCTACTAGAGCGGCGAAATCGTCGCCTGGTGTTACGTTCACGACGTACTCCGACGACTTCGATCCTGCGTCGCTAACAGATTTTTCGTCGTATGTGAATCACGGATATTTGGACAATGGGATCGTGTTCGCTATTCAAGCGGCACGTAAAGCCATCATCGGGCAGGCGTCTTTCGCGTTTCAGGATGGGGCCGGTGAACTACTCACTGCACATCCAGAAATTGTACGACTCAACCGGAACCGTCGCCGGTTTTTTCGTTGGTCAGAAGATGATGGGTCGCTAGCAGGAAACTCGTATTGGGAACGTTTACCAGACGGGAACCTTCGCCGGTTACGTCCCGACCTCGTGGACATTCTGTGGGATAAAGAAACGTCTGACGTGATCGGGTACAAGTATTGGACTCGGGGGCGGGACGTTGGCGACTGGGAGGCGTTAAGGCCGGCGGACGTGTCACATTATGCGCCGATGGAAGATCCGCTTGTGCCGGTGCGGGGTGTGTCATGGTTGCAGCCGGTAGCCCGTAAAATTTTGGGTGATCGGGCTGTCGATTCGCATACTAAAAGCTTTTTTGAGAATGGTGCCACCGTCAACCTGGTCGTTTCGTATCCCGAGAAAGTTGGTGGTGAGGGACTGCTCGAACGCCAGAAAGCGTTTTCGATGGGGTTTGAGGGTGCCGCTAATGCCGGCAAAACGTTACATATTGATTCTGGGGCTGACGTGAAGACGATCGGAACCAACTTCAAGGATATGGCGTTTCGTGACTTGTCTGACCGTAACGAAACGTTTATTTGTTCGACGGGTGGGACGCCACCGATCATCGTAGGGACGAACGCAGGTTTGGCGTCCTCGACGTATTCTAATTATGGGCAGGCGTTTCGTCGTTGGGTTGATGTGACTATCCGCAACGAATGGGACGGTCAAACTCAGGCGCTCAACAAACTGGTTAAAGCTCCGGCGGGGTCTGTGTTGACTTACGACGACCGGCGAATACCGGCGCTGCAGCAAGACGCCAAAGACGAAGCCGACATACAGGACGCTAACGCTAGGACTATCGGCGCGCTGATTCGTAACGGGTTCACTCCTGAGTCTGCGGTCGATTCTATCGTTGCGAAAGATTTGACGAAGCTCGAACATACCGGACTGATCCCCATCACGCTCACTGAGGGTGATATGGGGTTAGATCCCGAAGATGCTAACAAAAACGACCCTACATAGGAAGGGCCAATTATGGCTGATTTTCCCCGTGATGACCTGATACGAATGACCGTTCTCGAATCCGCACAGCTGCGGATGGCGGACGACGGTACGACGCTGACAGGTTACGCCGCGCTGTTTGACACTCCTACCGTTATTGATTCGTGGGAAGGCCGTTTCGAGGAGCGGATCATGCCGGGCGCGTTTTCTAAAACGTTGGCCGAGCGAGGCGACCAAATCAAAGTCCTGTTTAATCATGGGTTCGATCCGATGATCGGCGACAAACCGCTAGGTAAGCCGTCTGTGATGCGTGAAGATTCCAAGGGCCTATATGTGGAAGTCCCATTAGATGACACTTCGTATAATCGGGACCTTATGGCCTTGTTGCGGTCCGGTGCTCTCGATGGGCAGTCGTTCCGTTTTAGTGTTCCCGCAGGAAAAGACGATTGGGAATACGGCGGCGACATCGACCGACGCCAAATAAGAGAGGCCAAACTGTTCGAGTTTGGGCCTGTGACTTTTCCTGCTTATGAAGCGACCTCTGCTGGGCTGCGTATGCGTGGCGGTCAAAAAACAAACATTTCACAAGAGCCGCCAACTGGCACTCTCCCGGAGCCGCCCAACGGCACTCCAACCTCCGAGCCGCTAACGCACTCGACCCGTAAACAACGCCAACAGGACGTTCGCAGGATGCGACGTGCCTTAACTTTTCAAGGAGTCCCCAATGGACAAGTACCGTAAACAGCTCGAAGGCATTCTAGCCCGAGCCGCCGAAGTAAACGACGAACTAGACGAGTTCGCAGAACTAGACGAGCTCGACGACGAACAAGAAGTCCGCTATGCGGAGTTGATGACTGAGGGTGCTGCTCTCGCCGACGAAGAACCAGAAGTGCGATCACGTATCGAAGCGCACGACGCGATTCGGTCGTTGGCTAACCGCGAAAACGTGGAAGTCGTGGCGGGTACTCGTACCGCGCCGGGACAGATCAAACAGACCGACGACCCTTACAATATTGATGAGGTTCGCATCAACGTCGGGCAGACCGGTGCGACCGAGTTGCGTGGCCGCGCGTTGAAAGCTGTCGCTACCGAGTCGGATTATTCGTTGAATGATGCCGGCAAAGAACGTCTTTCGTACCTGCTGGAACGTAAAGACGATAAGGCTGGGACGATAGCCAAACTGGTTTTGGGTACCGGTTCGGATGCGTATCGTCAGGCGTTCGCTAAAGCCATTTCGGGTGCGGGACATATGATGTCCGATTTGGAACGTGCCGCGATGGTGCGTGCTGCGTCACTAACGGATTCTGCTGGTGGTTACGCCGTGCCATTTCCCATCGACCCTAGTCTAATCCTGTCTAATGAAGGTTCGGCTAATCCGTTCCGGCAGATTAGTCGCGTCGAAACGATTACGACAGACTCGTGGCAAGGTATCTCTGCGGGTGCTATTTCGGCCTCGTGGGATGGCGCTACGGCGGAAGTCTCGGATGACACTCCTACGTGGGCTCAGCCTCAGGTTAACGTAGAGAAGGCACAAGCCTTCATCCCGTACAACATCGAAATTGGCGAAGATTACAACGGTTTTGCTGAGGACGTGTTCGCTGCGATTGTGGCCGGTAAGGACGAGTTAGAAGCGACCGCGTTTGTGACCGGTTCCGGTACGGACACGCCGCAAGGTATCGTCACCGCGTTGACTGGTGGATCATACATTACTACGTCGGCGTCTACTGACACGTTTGTAGCTGCCGACGTTTATTCGACGTTCCAAGAGCTAGCGCCGAAGCATCGTTCTAAAGCGGTGTGGACGATGAACCTGAACGTGTTGAATCTGATTCGTCAGATGGGCACTACGGCGTTCCATACGCAGCTGGCCGAGTTCGGTGACGGTAACCCTCCCAATCTGTTGGGTCGTCCCGTATACGAGGCGTCAGCGTTCGATGGGGCTCTAACGGGTTCTGCAGATAACTACTTCGCTGTAGTGGGTAACTTCGGTGAGAACTACCTTATTGCAGATAGGGTAGGTCTGTCGGTGGAACACATTCCACACCTGTTCGCTACAGGTAATAACCGTCCGTCTGGGTCACGAGGTATTTATGCGTACTGGCGTACTGGTGCTGACAGCATCAATGACACCGGTTTCCAAATGCTGAACGTGACATAACGCAATAAAGAAGTGGTGATGGAGGGTACCCCTAGAAAAGGGGACCCTCCATCACGCTACTACCGAAAGGAAACAGAATGTCTACTGTTCGAGCTACTACAGCGTTTTGGGCTCCTAGTGAAACGGCGCGGCCTATCTATGTGGAGGCCGGCGACGTTTTCGATTCGGAAGATCCCATAATCAAAGGCCGCGAATCGCTGTTTGAATCGACCGATGACGCAGCCAAGAAACGACCCGAAGCCGTGTTTACCGCCGCTAAACCGGCAAAAAAGGGGAAATAATGCAGGCGTCTGATAGTTCCGCCGCAGCAGAAACCGATACGATTCTGGTGGCTGCTCCAGGTGCAGGTAAACAGATAGTCGTGGATAACGTGTTCGTTTCTTCGTTGGCGGCGAATACTGTCACGATAGCGTCCGACGGTCTTGTCGCGGTAGCAGAAGTGACAACGATTGATCGTGGCACTTCCACGGGTGGCACCTTCACGATAACTGTGGACGGGCAAACCACTACCGCGATAGCGTATAAC